TAGTCTCCCAGTAACTGCATACGATACTGACTTTACATTCTCAGCGGCAATCCTTGATAGTGGAGTTGCGTGGTACGGAGGAATTGGTAACGGTAATTACACTGGCTCAACATCAAATTTTGCAGTAATTATTCCTGGTACTAGTGCAGCAACTACAACATGGGCAACAGTTGGGAATGGTGGTCCATTCAGTTGGGGTACTGCTGACAACATCACGATTACAGGAAGTTACGAGGCTGCATAATGGCAATTAATTTTCCAAACTCACCAGTAACAGATGAAACATATACAGTTGGGTTAAAAACATGGACATATGATGGAGAAAAATGGGTCATTGTTGCTGATATAACAAAACAAGATTTATTAGATTTACAAGTAAGTTTGGCTATGGAGGCGTACTAAGGCTTAAAACCCTTATTCTGTTATAATTGAACTATGGATGATGTAAAGATTGAAACAAGTAAAACGCTAACTTTAACACTTCCGAGTGATCCAACATCTAATGTTGTATCAGTTAGTTTATATCACGAGTTTGGTTCTCTTGTTTCTGGTCCAACTAATGCAACAAGGTCAAGTGCTGGTGTTTACACGATTACCTACGGTCAAGCGGCTTCTGGTATCTATATACTAAATGCTGCGGGAAGATATCGTGCTGATTTTACATATACGATAAGTGCAACATCATACACACAGTCACAATACTTTAATGTCTATACGCCATACATTGATATTGACACCTTCTTTGAAGACCATCCAGAGCTTGAAACCGATTGGTATGACAAGTTTGAGAAGATGGAAAAGAAGGTACGAAATATTATCAACACTTTCTGTGGACAGTCTTTTGAGTACTATCCAAATAAACAACTTGAGGTTATGGGTTCTGGAAAGAAATCAATTCATCTTCCAAATCCAATAACTACTCTGAGAAAGGTCACAGCCGATCCAGGAACCAATGATGAGATAGTTCTTCATGATTACTCAGATGCAACAATGAATCATATAGAAAAAATAAAAGAACCTCATAGTTTTGGTAGCTCATATTATGTTCAGTTCAGGAAATCAGTTCTTGATAGCGTAAATGTTCTTTTAATTGTTAATAAGTTTAATCCTCAAAGTGTGTATCGGATTGAGGGTGATTTTGGATGGCAGTTTGTTCCGAACAATATTGAGCAAGCAGCAGATCTTTTGTTGGTTGACATGATGAATGATGATTCTGAGTTTAGAAGGCATGGTATAGCAAGAGTGGATATGGATACTATTGAGTACGAAATGAGAAGAGATTCTTCGTTCTACGAGTCAACTGGCAATATTGATGCAGATGTCCTGTTGATGGATTATACACTTTTCGTTATGGACTATATTGTATAATCATGTCACAAGGAACATTTCTACCACTTCCGCATAGCATTGATGTTTATACACGCACCACCTCTGTGAATGATGCTGGTCAGAAAACAATGACATACACTAAGGCTGGAACAATAAAGGCTTTCTTTCAATCAATGTCGTCAGAAAGAAGGACTTATCCGTATATAGATAACATTGATGAAATTGAATTTTACATTTCTCATAAAGATCAGGCTTATGCTATTTACAATAACAGAATTCAAAATGTTATAGATAGATTTGGGAATATCATTGAGACTGGACCAGTTGAGATTGTAAATATACATAAACAAACTGGTCTCAATGGGAAGGTTCGTCAAATACTTCTTACATGCCGTAAGGTGGTAGAAAATGCTTAATGTTCAGGTGGATAGCCGTTCAATGACGCAATTGATTGCGGCACAGATTTATTATGATACATTGCCAAACAGAATTCAGTACGCTCAAGCAGAAGCTATGATGATGGCTAAAATGAAGTTAAAAGATGCTGTTTCTCCAATCGCAAAGGCTGCTAAGTACCTTCAATATGAACTAATACCATTTGGTGCTGGTGGTATTAAATTAAAAATTAAACCATATCCAAAATCACAAACTGGAAAGAATGGTAGAAACATCCAGATTGCATCAGCAATTTTGTTGACTGGCAGGAAGGGCGGGGGAACAATCTCTGCTGGTGATGGTCTCATGAAGACTAGACAGGCTTCTGTTGCTCAGGGATATGCAAGATTTTATAAAGAAGTTAGACAGGTAGCAATTGCATCTAAGAGAGACAAGATAAAGGAAGCGGCTGCAAAGGTTATCAAAGCTGAAATTAAAAGATCCTTTTCAGGTCAGGGCTTTACATCTGGTGGTAATGTTAAAGCTCCTACAAAGGATATCCTGAGGTAATTTATGCCAATTAGTGTCTATGATGTAAATACATTTTTAAAAGCTGATACAGCTTTGGCAAACATTGCTGGAAAAACAATGAACTTCTTTCCAGTGATTGGTTATGGTACAGAAACAGCCCCTTTTGTCGTCTATTTCTACAACCCTTATATTCCATCAGTTGAAGCATATTGGAATAGATATGATGCTATTCGCTATTCAGTTTATGATTCTGATGTTGATAGAATGTTTAAAATTGGGGAAAGATTAATTGAATTACTCGGTCATGGTGATGAAATACAAGGAACTGTGTCTAGCTCAAATGTTCGTATATTAAGCTCTCAATTAGTTTCAACATCTGTATCAGAACCGATTGAGAAAGAAGGTTGGTATCAAATGGACCTTGATTTCTCCCTGTTTTCAGTAAGTCTATAGATAGTTTGTGGTATCATAAAAGTATATGAAGTATAATGTAATTACATACATCGGCAAGACCCCAGGGTTTTCCGTGAAACTAGGAAAAGATGTTTATGATTTTGAGTGGCAGAAAGGTCGTGGGATCGGAAACCGCTCTGATGAAATAAAAACTGATCATGCCATTAAGATTTCTAAATGGCGAGATCGCAAGGGCAAGAAAATATTTGTCCTTGAATAACAGGAGGATAGTAAAATGGCAGTAACAACTTCCAATATCGTAGTTGGTGAAGCAACAGTAAAAACTGGTGTTTCCAACATCACGATGACAAACTCAGATTTTGATAGCTTGACAGATGTGGGCGCAACCCAAGGTGGTCTTGAAATTTCGTGGGAACCAGACATGGTTGACATTGAAATTGACCAGTACGGTGACGCAGCAAAGGTCATTCAGTCAAAGGTGAAAGTAATGGTTAAGACAACCCTTGCAGAAGGAACTCTTAATAACCTTGCAACAGCATGGAGCTACGACAATACAACTGGTGGAGATGACATCAAAGCAAACCTTGATGGCGCAAACACCAAGACATTGTTGTTCGGTTCACAGGGCGTGTACCCATTTGAGTACGCACTCCAGGTAACTGGTAATGCCCCTGGTTCAACAGCATCGGTAACAAAGACCCGCAAGTTTAATACTAAGCGTGCAGTGTCAATGACCACTTCAATGATTTCAATGAAGAGAGCTGAAGCAACCGTGTTTGAAGTATCGTTCCGTGTTTTGCCAGTAACTGGTGATACAGGCTACGAATACGGCAAGATTATTGATCAGCAATAATTAACACCAAAAATTTGTACTAAGTAAAAACTCCTGGGAATCGGTATGATATACTGAAACCTGGGAGTTTTTCTTATATTCCCTACGATTATAACAAGGAGCAATATTTAAACATGACAACAAATAACGATTTGTTCAAGGGTACTGAGATTACATTTTCTGATGGAAAAAAGAGAGTAGTTAAGCCTTTGACGATTAAGCACCTCCGTGAGTTCATGAAGGTTGCAAACGAAATGAAGACTGATAACGAAGCGGGTATGACTGATGATGATATTGATAAGATGATCGCAGCAGCTTCTATTGCTTTGCGTAAGGCAGATCCAGAGTTGGCATCTGACCGTGATGCTCTTGAGGATATTCTTGACCTCAGAACATTCGGTGAAGTAATGGCTGCCGCAATGGGTAACGACCCAAACCAATAAACGGGGAAGGTGGAGGCGGTCAGCCTCTATCATGGAATGAGATCCCCCTTCTGAAGTACGAGTCAGAAATATTTGTTCAGGTCGGTGCATGGAGAAGTTTAGAAGAGTTAGAGGAGTCTTTGATTCTTCACGAAATGTTTCTTCTGTACCGAGCTTGTTCAAATGAATATAGTAAAGAAATCAAAGCCCTAGCTCTTTCACAAGGAGCAGATGTTGACTTTGATGAAGACTGGTATTCGCCAGAAGATAAAGTTCCAGATGAGCCGATGAGACCGTTTGAGGTCATGAGCTTCGGTATTCCATTAGGCTACACGCAGGAATAATGATTGCTATTTACTGTATAAAATGGGATAATCTATATTGGTACAAATATGTCTGATGTAGATCTAATAATTAGCGTACATACTACGGGTGTTAAGGATGTCGCTAATTTAAGCGCATCTGTACGAAATCTTGCTCTTAACCTAAAGGGTGTAACAGTGCCAATGAGGGCACTGGATAGCCATGCTAAAGCTGTCAATAAAGCATTAGGCATCACGAGCAAAGGCGTTAATCAACACGCTAATAGCTTAAAAGAACTAAAGAGAAATCAAGCTGCTCTTTCTGAAGAGAGCAAGCGCCTCCGCTCTAATATTCAGAACTATAACCTCGCAATATTAAAAGCTGGTGGTCCTACAACAAAACTTGGTAAAGAGCTAACTTTTACTCAAAATCAACTCAAGGCGTTTTCAACAACACTTCGTGGTTTAAGAATTAGATCATTTGGATCAGACCTTTCTAACATCTCACTGAAACTCCAGAAGATGGGTAAGGATGCCCAGTTCGTTGGTAGAAGCTTGATGATTAACCTTACAGCACCACTATTGCTGTTTGGCAGAACTGGTCTGCAAAGTTTAATTAAAGTTGATGCTGCTCTTGTAAGGTTAACAAAGGTTCTTGAAGGCGTTGCAATGACAGCTGAACAAGCTGATCAAAAGCTTGGCAAGGGTCTTGGTGGTGCAGATCGTCAGGCTGCTATTAACAAAATGGTTAATTCATTCAAGGCTCTTGAATCGGGATTAACTAGTTTAAGTAATAAATTTGGTGTATCAAAAGATCTTGTAATTGGTCTTGCAACAGATTTTGCTGAATTGGGAATTAGCGCTAATGAAAACATTGTAGCACTCACGGAGTTAACACTTGTTACTGAAAAACTCGGTAACATGGATGCCGCTGGCGCACAAGATCTGTCTCAAGCTTTGTACTTCAACTCAGTTAGAGCCCTTGAGGCATCTGGTGCTTTTGATAAGTTAACCGATGCAAGAGAGCGTGAAGCAAGAGCTATTGGTGCTGCTAAAACACAGCTCAATATGTTTAACAATATTGAAAATGTCACGGCGCTAACCCTAAAGGATTTGTCTGAGTCACTTCCAGAACTAGGTTCAATGGCAGTGAGTTTTGGTTTGTCAATGACAGAAGCAGCAGCATTGCTTGCTCCTATGAAAGCTGCTGGTCTTGATGTTGGTGCTTCTGCAAACTCAATTAAAGTTTCATTACAAAGAGCAATTAGTCCAACTAAGCAAAACACAGAATTGTTGGCAAGTCTTGCTAAACAATATGGAGTTGCATCAGACACACAAAATATTTTTAATCAAACAACAAAAACTGGTCTGACTGGTCTTCAGGCTATCGTTGATGTGTTTGACAAGGTTCAGTCAACTTCTGCTGGAGCAGAGGGTGCTCTTAAACTTATGTCTGAAATCTTTGAGAAGCGTCAAGGACCAAGAATGTACATCGCCATTCAGCAGATGGCGCAATTCAATAAAGAACTCAACAGGGCTACAAGAAGTGCTGGTACATCAGAAGCAATTCTTGCAAGCACCGCAGAGGGTGCGTTAAGTAAATTTAACCAATTAAATGGCACAGCGCTTCCAGTAACGATAAATAACTTTAAAGATATTGGAATTATTGCAAGAATTGCAACTGCTCAATCTGGACAGATGGTTGAGGGTTTTAGAAAAGTATCTGCTGCTGAAATCAAAACAGCTAAAGAAGTAAGAAAGGCAGTTGCCGATGTTGTCGTTCAGAAGAAGCAAAATGAAGGAATTGATATTATCGGTACAGCAAAAACAGAGTCTGCTCGTGCAATGCTCGTTGAGCTTGCTGGTGCATCAAATGCTCAACAAGTTGCTGATATGGAATTGGAGCAGTCACTCGGTTCGCTTGAAGTAGCTGTTCAGAAAATTAAAAACTCCTTTAAGCTTTTTGCTGCGGATTTGATGAAGACGATTGGTCCAACATTGAAAAGTTTGGCTGACAAAATTCAGGTGTTTTATGAAAAATGGCAATCACTGTCAGAAGCTACTAGACAAAATATATCCAAAGTGATTCTTGGCTTCCTTGCGTTTCTGGCAGTTCTTGGTCCAATAGTTCTTGGTATTGGTACGATTCAGGCATCAATGGGTGTTTTGGGTAGAGCACTCACTGGTCTATTTCCTAAACTTACATCAGCATCTGGTGGTTTTGCTGGTTTAGGAGAAGCTGCTAGATTAGCTGATGGAAAAGTAAAATCTCTCTACAGCACCATTGTTCAGTCATCATTAGCTAAAAAATTAGTACCAGACCTCGGTGAAGCGCAAACAGCTGCAGCAGCAGCGATGAACAATTTTCAGGCACCAAGAAAAACTTATGACCCAGCACTCCTGTCTCCTTCAATAAAAGGCAAGCTTACTCAAAAAGATCAGCTCAAAGAATTTTTGTCAAGAAATACTGGTGCAACAAAAACTGATTTTTTCAAGAGTAGAACTATTTCTAATAAAATTGCTGCTGGTAGAGCACTAACCCCAGCTCAGTATGCATATCAACTTACAAACTCTGCAAAAGTTGCAAGTGTTCCAAATGCTCTTGCTGCTGGTAGAGCAAATTCTGCTGCAAGACTTGCAAGAGCAGCGAGACAAAATCTTGTAGCTGATAGAGATCCATTTTATCAGGCTAAAGGTATTGTTACAGATAAATTAGGAAGCCGTTTTTTTCAAGGCGGTAATGAGCTTCTTGATGATGTTGGTCCAACACGACCAACTCGCACAAGAGGGGTGCTGTCACGACTTACTGGTGGAAGAGTATCAGCAACAAGAAGACTCCTCGGAACAGCAGAAGATCAAGCAAATATCCTTGCTGGTGGTGGTATGCAAGGTGCAAGATTGCAAACACAACTTCGTGCTCAAAGAGCTGTCGGTGGTATTAAAGATTTTGCAACAACGAGCAAGACAGCAAATCTTGGCAAAGGTTTTGTAGAAGCTCTAAGACCGATTAAACAATTTAAAGCTGGTGTTAGTGGAGCGCAGGGTGCCGTTGCAGCTTTGCAGGCTAAGAATGCAACTCTTGGCTTAACTGCTCCAAGTTCATTTGCAAAAGCGGCTGCTGGAGTTAAGGGTTTTGTTACAAACATAAAGCTTGCAAATGTTGCAATGAAGATTCTCAGATTGACAATGCTAGCTACTGGTATTGGAGCAATTGTTTTGGGCATCGGCGTAGCAGTAATGCTTGTTGTCAAAAACTTTGGAGCATTTAAAGAAAAAGCAGCTGGACCTTTAAGAGGTCTTGCTTATGCGTTCGGTGTTATTAAAAAAGCATTGATGGAAATAACAAGACCAATTCAGGACTTGTTTGCTCAGTTTGGTGGTGGAGCAAAGGGAACAGAGGGCTCTGTTAATGGACTTGTCACAATATTTAGACAGTTTGTTAAGGTTGTTCAAATGGTTGCACAAGCGTTTAAATCGCTTGTTGAAAATATTATCAAACCATATCTGTACGCAGTGGTCAATATTGTTATGGCTGTTGTTTCCATGTTCAAGGGAAACTGGGGCGATGCGCTTAAGTTCTTAACAGCAGCTTTTGCTAGAGTTGCAGAAGTACTTGTAAGTATATGGCAAGCGGTAATGAAAGTGCTTATCAAGGTTGCTGGCTTTATAGTAAAAGCGATCATTAGTCTCTTTGCTGGTCTAATGAAGATCCTTGTGAAAATTGTTGCTCTAGGTGTTAAGTTAATACTTACAGCACTCACGGCAGTACCAAAAGCAGTCGCTGCTGGATTTGGTTGGCTTGGCAAGATTCCAGGAATGGGATGGTTTAAATCAATTGGTGACGGTATAAACGGCACTATAGATGGAATGTATGGATTAGTTGATGCTGGAGCTGATGCTGCTAGTGGTGCTATTGATGCTGTTGCTGACGGTGCGAAAGGTCTTGTTGATGGCGCAACAGGTCTTTATGGTGCAGCGATTGATGGAATAGGAAATGCAATTAAGGGTGGTTTGAAGAAAGGCACAGATCTTGGTGTTAAAGAAAGCACTCACTCACTTCAAAACGGAAAGAAAAAGATTGTAGATACTGGTGAAGAGATTGGTGAAGAAACTGGTGAAGCTATTGCCAATGCTACTGGTGATGGCTTTGAAGAGAATGATCCATCTGGAAAGATTGGTGAAAAACTTAAAGATGGTATTAAGAGTGCAGTTCAAGATTTGCAAAACTACATTGCGGGTGAATTAAGTAGTGCAATTGGCAAGTATGTTGACGCATCAATAAAGTCTCTTGAAAAGCAAAGAGATTCTGCGCTTAAAATATTTGATGTTCAGATCAAGACGCTTGGTAAGCTTGAAAAAGCCGAAGAGTCACTAACAAAGACAAAAGAGTTTGAAGCCAACAAGCGCAAGATGCTTGATGACAAAGCCCTTAGTGATGAGCAGTTCCGTAGAAACTATGCATTGGCTGTTTATGAAGGTCGCACAGATGATGCAAGAATGCTCCAGCTTGAGCAGGTTTCTCAAACAAAATCGTTTAATCAAGATCTCAATTCGCTTGAATCAGGTCGTGCAAAAGACCTTGCAAAAGAAAATCTTGATGCGCTTAAAGATGCTATCAATGAAGCAAAAGATGCGGCTCAGAAATTCTTTGATGAATCAATTGTTAAGTTCCAAGAATCTATTGAGACTATCACTAAGTTCCCACCAGTAACGATTGAAGATTACAAGACTCAAATTGGAGAGCTTTACAACATCACAAATCAAACAGCAACTGATAACAGTGCTGCGTTTGAAAAGATGTTTACTAACTTTGCTACAACTATTAATACAAAGATGCCAAATGATGTTGTCGGTGCATTTAGTACAAATCTTGATGAACTGGTTCTGGTAGCAAAAGAGAAGTATGGTCTAGGTTCAGATACTAGCGAGAATACAGTTATTGGCGTAACAATTGGAATGCTTGCCGATATCGGCGGTGTATTTGGAGACAAGAAACAAACCGTTATTGATTCATTTGGTCTTGTCACAACTGGTCTCAAAGATAACTTCAAAGAGTCAGCAACAGCAATTGTTACCGCTGTAACAGATGACTTCCTCACCCCGTTTGCAGAAGCAACAACTAAGTTCAAAGAAAACTGGGAGAAAGTTTATAAGCAAGCAATTATTGATGGCAATAGAGCAATAACAGATGCTCTAAGAAATGATGTTTCTGTTAACAAAGAATTGTTTGAAGAGATGCGTGGATACATTGATGCAACAACTCTTAAATGGCTTGGTCTTAAAGCAGCAGCAGAAGCTGCTGGTGAGGCTCAAAAGGATGCTGCGGCTGGCGGTGGTGGAGGTGGTGGATCAACAGGTAGCACACCTTCTGGAGCTGGTCTTAATATTGGAAGGGCTGATGCTTTCACTTCTAATAACGCACTAAGAACGGCTAAGGGTCTCGCTCCACTAACCTATCAGCAATTCACCGTAGGAACTGGTCTTTCAACGGCAGCTATTGCTGCAAAACCAATTAAGCCAACTTTTATTCCAAACCCATCATTGAAGCCAACTTCAAGAGCAAAGGGTGGAATTATTCCGTCACAGCGCCAAAATCAAAATAATGGATATCCAGAAGGATACATTCCAGCACCAACACAAGAAGGTGTACCAGCACTTCTTCATGGTGGAGAATACATTCTTAATGCGAAGGCAGTTCAAAGAATTGGTGTAGGTGCTTTGAATAAGATGAATAATAATCTTATTCCAAGATTTGCAAAGGGCGGTGTTGTACCAGGAAAGAAGGGTGGTGCTTCAAGCACAAGAGGAAGATCAGCTGATACATATGAGGCAGCAAGTAAAGTTGCAACAAGTGTTGCATTAAAAAAACTTGCAACCGCAAGAGCTAGCATTCCATATAGTGAAAGACCTGCGCTGGAAACACAGAAAAATTTAAATTTTGTTGAAAAAGCAATATTTAAAGCAACTGATAATAAACTTGTTAATACGCTATTTGAAACAAAAAATTTCATGGAAACAGTCGGTGCTGCAGTTGGTAGTGTTGGTGGTAAGCCTGGAATGATTGCTGGCTCTGCAATAGGTAGAGGGATTGGATCTTTCTTTGAGCAAATTATTGATGATAAAAAAGGTGTCTCCACTAGTAAAATTGCTAGAGAAACTGGCTTTGGAGCAATTCATGGTGGAATAGGTCTTGGAGTTGATGCAATTCTAGGAAAAGTTGTATCAAAGATTGCTCCAAATATTCTTTCTAAATTCGCAAGAGAGTCGGTATTAAATAATTTAGATAGTGGAGTGCCTAGGTCATCTGGAATCAAAACACCAGGAACAGATCTTGCAATCCCATCAAGAACAAATCTTGCAATTCCATCTGGCTCCAGTCTTATCAAGACTGCTGAATCTGGTGCAAAATTGGTTGATTTAAACCCCTTATTGATTAGTACATCAGAATTGGTTGACCAATATTCTCAAAACATTGTTAAATCAGTACCTGGTTTTAGAACAAAAGATGGAATAATTACCTTTGGAAATCTTGGAGAAAATTTTGGAGAATCTGCATTTAATATTATTGATGGTGTCAGAGTAAATCCATTTGATACGGTAATTAAAAACATACCTGATAATCCATTCTCTATTGCAAATATGTCACCAGAAAGTGATATTGCTCAATCTTTAGCTTTAAAGTTTCATCATGCAAGAGCAGCTGTTGGTGAAACTGGAATAGAAAATATTTCTTATAATGGAGTTGTTGTAGATAGCGTAGAGAAAATTAATGCACTTCTATATGCTGGATCTCGTGGAGATTCAGCGGCTATGAGCAGTTTTGAGAAAATAGCAAAAATTGGTGAAGATGCTGTTGCTACATACAGAGCAAAAAATTATGGTTTTGGAGAGATAAAAAATGTAGATGATCATATAAATATGATATTAAATAATAAATACAAGACTGCACGACCAAGCGCTAAATCAATGGTTGATAATATTTTAAATGAAAAGACGATAGCGGGTAAGATGAAGGGTTTTGCTCTTGTTCATGAGAGATCTCCGCAATTCCCATTTAAGATTGACGCAGATGGTAATGCCGAACTATTCCCAACATCAACATTTAGTAATTATTTTGCTAGCGGAAAAGGTGAATCTGCTGAGTTCCTTAAGTGGCTTGCAGAAGAAGGTCTATCTTCATCAAAAATTGCAGAAACAGTAAGTGCATTAAATCATAGAAATTCTATTCACTTCGGTGTAGGTAGTCCAGCTGCTGGTCATATGTTTAGAGGTGAAGCGTATGGAGAGATGCTAATTGCAAACATGTCAGATGTTTATACTGCTAATTTAGATGCGCTTGATGTTATCAATGGAGTGGATACATATTTTACTCCAAAAATAGGAGAATCTTTAAAAATACCAAAGGGTTCATTCAGGGTGCTTCCAGCATTGGAAATTCCAAATGGTTTATCTATGGATGATCCTATCATATTGAATATGATACAAGAAAGAAACTCATTGATTACAAAAATGATTGAGGATCTTGGTAATGTTAGAATGTCTAGTGGAGTTCATTTTATGGAAAATGAAACAGATGATTATTTAGTAAGACTATTGGCTGCAACTATGAAAATTCCATATAAATTGCATGCAGATACATTGATTGGCGGTATGGGTGGGATTGAGACACAGAAAAGTGGAAAAATAGCTCCAGGAATCAAGGGGCTTTCAGATATGAGCAAGAATGCAATTATTCGTCTGTTAACTGATAATAGAAGTGATTTTGTTAAAAAAGAAGTGTTGGATAAATATAGGCAATTTAAAACAGGTGGTTATGTTCCTGGCGCTCCTTCAATGGCAATTCCTGCAATCTTGCATGGTGGGGAATATGTTGTGAACGCTGATGCTGTAAGAAACATGGGTGTGAGAACAATGCAGAGTATTAACCAGTCAAAGTTTAGAGCACCTTCTGGAACCCCATCATACGCAAGCGGTGGTGGATCAACTAGCGTATCCACCGTGAATATCAATGTTGACACATTTGTTGGTGAAGAAGAATGGTTTAAGAGTATGATGAAGAGTTACAATGTTAATGTCCTTCCAAAACAACAGAAAGCCGCTGGTGTAGAGACAAGAACATTCACAAGCTACAACGGAATAAACCAGGGGTTATAAATGCCAACAATTCAAAATCAACAGCCTAATATAACCCATCTTGTTGTGCTTAATGGCACAGAGATTACGGAGCATGGTCGGACCATGAGTAGCACTATGTCAACATCGGCATCTAATGTTGAGTTGCTTAATGGGAATAAGCGAAGATTCATTAAGAATGCAAAGAACAACTATACTCTTTCGTTTACATACCTCCCAGACATGTCGGAAAGAACCATTGATGGTCGTGTTGCAAGAAACTTTCTTTATGCATTAGCAAAGACACCATCATCAGCAACCTTTTCAATTATTCTTGATCCAGCAGAACCTGCTTACAATACGGTGGTTTATGTTGAGTCATATACTGAAACATTAGTGAGAAGAGATATTCCCAACCAGTGTGCATACTACAATGTTGAGATTTCTCTTAAAGAGAAATAAGAGATGTCTGATAGTTTTTATTCATTTAGTGAACCACTTAATCGTGGTATAGATTTCTACCAAGCGGATGCTGCGGATGTCACGATTGACATCAATATCAGTTCGTCACTTACAATATCGTCTTATCAAATAAGATTTGCAAATATTGTAATTGCATCAAACTCTGATGTCGTATCTAATTCATATAAAGTCGCATACGCAGCAGCTAATCTTTCTGTTGATGGCGCAACAGTTATTGTCGCAACAGAAAGACAGGATGGCGATGTTGTAATTTCAGCAGAAGTCCTTGTTGAAACAAATATTACAAAGATTGCCTATGCGAGTGCATCAATTTCTGCTAGCTCTGAGTCTAGTATAAGCGGGACAAAGATTTCAATATCTTCATGCTCAATGAGCATAGATTCGTCTGTATCAGTGTCCATGATAAAAATATCGCATGGCGTTTCGCAGATAGATATTCTTTCATCAATGCTTTCAAGCGGAACACGAATTGTCTTTGGTCGTACAAATCTATCTGGTGAGGTTAGTCTATTTGTAGCTGGAAAGATAGTTCTTGCAACAATTAGAATTAACATATTAAATAACTCTAATATACGAGCAGAAGCAATTAGATTTAGCAATAACATTACTGCTGACTCTTCATTAATCAGAGCGCTACTCATACTTGATGGAAAACCATTAACCAACCAAAGTCGCACACTTGATTCATCCGTTGCTCCGTTATACATTGAGAACACAAATTGGTCAGGAGATTCATCTCGTTATTACAAGAACAATGCTGCTGGTAGTGCGGCGAAGAGGACATTTAATATAAATTGGAGCTTTATCCCTAATTATAGTGATAGAACAGTAGATTATAAAGAGGGAAGAAATTATATAAAGTCATTATCAATGGATGCTGATACTCATACGCTTACAATTATAAATCAAGATGAAGACGGGGTAACTCCATACACAGAGGAGCAAATCACTGTATTTATTTCAAACTTCTCTGAGAACTTAATTAGAAGAGATCTTGTAGATGATGTATACTATTTTAGCTGCGCAATGACGCTGGAAGAGGTATAAATGTTAACATCTGGACTATACGGTAAAGATCTATCTAATTCATTTAATTCAGCTATAGCAGCACCAGCTCAGAAAATTAAGCCTAAGGTTATTATTAAATGGCTGGACAGTCGTCACTTAGATAATCTTGTTGTAACAACAAATGATGCGCCAGCTGTTAATTCGTATCCTTCAAGAGGATTTTTCTTCCCTGCATCAGAAGCCTTTAATGGCATTAGGAGACAGTCATTTACATGGGCTGTTGCTGGAGCCCTGGATGCTGATGGCGATGTGATAAGGGCGGATGGTTCTTGGTATGCAATGCCTTCGTTAACAACAAATGATCTATCTAATACCCAGATGGGTAGTAGTTTAGAGTTTGGATGGTGGTCTAATAGTGTAAGTAATTCAAATACTCATGCTACATATGACGGGTATGGTTTTGTTACAAGTCCATATATACAAGCTACATTCACAACAAGAAAAGTAAATAAGATTCGTATAATTACATCGGAGTTTTATGGACAAATCTCTACATACCTACTGCAAGCATATGACGGGTCATTGAATCTCATTCTTAATGAGACTGGTACTATCCCTGATGATGGTTACTATAGAGATCACATTCTCTCAGAGGCATTGTCTACAAATAACATTTCAAAAATAAAAGTTACTGTGTATACAACTAAAAATCCAGGAGACTATGCTAGGATTCAGGAAATTGTTCCTATTTACGAGGAAGATATCAGTGAATATGTAATGTCATATTCAGTAAATAGAACAAGGGATATGCACTCAACTAGCTTGCCAATCGGTGGTTCTGAAACTGCATCAGTTGATTTAAAACTTGATAATACTGGAAAACTGTTTAATATTTTTAATAGTGCATCTACATATGGTAAATACATGGCTAAAGACCTTGAGGTTGAGATATACACTGGGTGGAGAATTAAGAAACCTAGTAGTGATTACCTAAATAGCTCTGTATTAACAACACAACTCCAGGCAAATATTTCAAACTCATCTTCAACATTTTCTGTGCTTGATAAATCATCCCTTCCGTCTGGCGGTGCTGGTAATTACTTTACTGTGGTTATTGATGAAGGGACACAATCCGAGGAAGTAATCTTGTGCTCATCAGTTGATTCTTCAAGTGTTGTGACGGTGTTAGAAAGAGGTTACGGAGATACTATCGCTAAATCACATACTGTCGGTGCGACAGTATCGTTTGATATTTATGAATATGTAAAGAACGGTACTTTTTATGTAGATGAATGGACAGTCGGAACTGATATGACTGTTGGTGCAAATCTCCAGGACTGGAGCAAATTTCTTTCTGAAAGGTCAATTAATTATGGTTTCTTTTTACAGAACGCCTATGTTGGTGATGCTGTAAAGAATCTTTTGATGAGAGCAAATTTTCCAAGCGCTGATATTAAAAAGTTAAATACTTATAAACAGGGTGCAAAAGATCGTGAGGCTGTGTCTCTGTATTCGTTCAACGAACAAACAATTGATAGAAGTGGAAATAGCATTATTCCATCAACTGGATTGAGGGCTCGTTTTTGGGGAATGCCAACGAATCAAAAAAATGTCCAGTCAGTTAAAGACATTGTTGCTGATGCTATTGATAAAGAACTATCACCAATGGATAAAGCCTTGGGAGAAAAAAGCGTTGTA